GAGATTTCAATATCGCGTCCACCACCTGTGGGGCGACTCTGGCGGCAGCGGCGAGTTGCGCGGTGAATGTCTCGTTCACCCCGGTGGCGGGCGGGAGTCGCACCGGGCGAATCAGATTCACGACCGACGCGGCGAGTTCCCCCGATGACATTTCGCTTTCGGGCACGGGAACGATCGTCCTGACCCTGCGGGGCGGGACGTTTCGGGGAATGAGTAAAAACTAAGAAAGTTTACAATTTCCCTACGGCTTGGGGATAAACAGCCGGTAACGAATCCAAGGAGACGATCCCATGAGCAAGGACATCACGATTGCAAGTACGACCGATACCCAGGAACAGGTGAATCTGGCGGCGGGATTGCCCGCTGGGGCTAAACCAGTAGAGGTGGAGGCAGGCACGGGTGTGGGCGCAGGAAAAGTCGAAACCCCACCAGCGGGAGAAGTTGACTCTAAGCCCAAGCCAGTGGAGGAGCCTCCTAAGCCAGCGGAGGGCGAGGGAAAGGCTAAAGAGGGAGAAGGGAAGACTGCCGAAGAATTAGCGGCGGAAGTTAAAGCCAAAGAGGAGGAGGGCAAGGAGAAGGGCAAGGGCGGTTTCCAGAAGCGCATCGACAAGCTGACGCGCCGCAATTACGCTCTCGAGGAGCAATTGGAGGAACAAGGCCGACGGGTTGAACAACTCTTGGCGCACCTAGAGGGCAAGATCGCCGCTGCGCCCGTTGGGGTCGCTCCCGCAGTGGAGGCCGGAAAGCCTACGGAGGAGCAGTTCGAGGGTAAGCCCTATAGTGAATACATCGAGGCGCTATCGGAATGGAAGGCCGATCAGCGGATCAAGGCGGCCCTTGATAAACAGACGGCGGAGGCAACTAAGCAAGCGGAGGAACAACGGACTAAGGAAACCTTTGATGCCTATAATGAGCGCGTCGCGGTGGCTCATGAGAAATACCCGGATTTCGATGAAGTGGTGAACCGCGAGGACGTGCAGATTCCACAGGGCGTCCAATTAGTCGTGGTGGAATTGGAGAACGGCCCGGCTGTGGCTTACTATTTGGGTCAGCATCCCGAGATTTGCCGCGAGTTGTGTGTATTGTCCCCTCTGGCGGCGGTGGCCCGGGCGGGAGTGATCGCGGCGACCCTGGCCGCTGAGGAAGCTGAGAAGGGAGGGGAAGTATCTCCGCCCGGCGGGAAGCCCAAAGTTTCAAGCAGCGCTCCGCCTCCGATTAAACCGGTGGGTGGGGCTTCAACGAAGTCTGCGGTCCCGCTTGATCAATTGTCTTACCCGGACTACCGCAGAGTTCGTGAGCAACAGGAAAAGGAACGAGTACACTAGGATAGGAAAGTCCGCCCCTGGGTCGGCGTGTAGGCCCCGTCGCAAATCGCTGCAAGTTGTCATCCGTGGCCCGCGAAACGGGCTGGAAATAGGTGCTCCGAATCGGAAACGCGAGCGGCAATAGTAAGCGCAGCAGCATCTGATTCTAATCCCGGCCTCCGGGCCGAGGAGAAAAGGAGCCTTCGCAATGGCAAACGTACTACTCACGATCAGTATGATCACCCGCGAGGCTCTCCGCATCTTGGAGAACAACCTCGTGTTCAGCAAGTTTGTCCGACGCGATTTCGATGACAGCTTTGGCCGAGCGGGGGCCAAAATCGGGACCGTGCTCAACATCCGCAAGCCGCCCCGCTATGTGGGCCGCGTTGGTCAGGGCCTCCTCCTCGAGGATGCGACTGAGACCAGCGTGCCTCTGGTCCTCAATACTCAACGTGGCGTGGACATCGCCTTCACCAGCCAGGATCTGGCGCTGTCCATTGATGATTTCAGTGACCGCTTCGTCAAGCCCGCCATCGCCAACGTCGCCAACTTCATGGACTACGACGGGCTGGCCGAATACCTGAAGGTTTACAACTGCATCGGCGTGCCGGGGACCATCCCCAACGCCCTGCTCACCTACCTCCAGGCCGGTCAGCGATTGGATGAGGAAGCCGCCCCTCGCGACAATCAGCGATCCCTCATTCTCAGTCCGGCGATGCAGGCCACCATTGTGGATGCCTTGAAGGGCCTGTTCCACGAGTCCTCGGAGATCGAGAAGCAGTACGCCGAGGGCTTGATGGGCCGCACCATCGGCTTCAAGTGGTCAATGGACCAGAACGTCCGCACCCATCTCGTCGGGGTCCTGGGCGGAGCGCCTCTCGTGAACAACGCTGGGCAGACGGGTGCCAGCCTCGTCACCGACGGCTGGACGGCGGCGGTCCTGCAGCGCCTCAACCGGGGCGATGTGTTCACCGTCGCCGGAGTCTTCGCCGTGAACCCGCAGAACAAGCAATCGACCGGAGCGCTGCGGCAATTCGTAGTCACGGCGGACAGCTTCTCGGACGTGGGCGGCAACATGACCATCCCGATCAGCCCGTCCATCGTCGTCGCCGGGGGATTCCAGACGGTGACGGCCTCGCCCGCCAACAACGCGCCTCTCACCATCCTCGGCGTGGCGAGCACTTCCACGCCTCAGGGCCTGGCGTTCCACAAGGACGCCTTCGCTATGGGCAGCGCGGATCTGCCGCTTCCCGGCGGGGTGGATATGGCGGCGCGGGTGAACGACAAGCAACTGGGCCTGAGCATTCGCTTGGTTCGGGCCTACGACATCAACACCGATCGCTTCCCGTGCAGGTTGGATATCCTGTACGGCTGGACTACGCTGTATCAGGAACTGGCTTGCCGGGTGGCGAGCTAGACGCCGATATCGGCGGTAATCGGGGGGAGGCCGGGTCCTCCTCTCGCATCTCAACTCAGAAGGAGAGTAAACGCAATGCGATACATCACCAAGGTACTGACGCTTCTTGGGTTGCTGGTGGCGCTGGCGTCGGCGGGCTATCCTCAGGCAACCCTCACCCAGACGACCCTTGCGGGAGCGGTCACGAGCGATACCCAGACCGTCTTCTATGTGGCCTCGGCCACGGGGTTCGTGGCCAATACCACCATGGCCTACGTCGATCAAGAGGCTGTGAATGTGGTAGGGGTATCTGGATTGTTCATCACCGTGACGCGGGGCCAGCAAGGGACCAAATCCCAGCCTCACGTCTCGGGGCAAACCATCTACGTCGGGCCATTCAACTACTTCACCGCCCGCGATTACTCCGGTTCCTGCACCTCAGCCAACCAAACAGTCCTGCCGTTCATCAACGTGCTTAGCGGCAATCTGTACACTTGCGACAATGGTCAATGGGCACTGGAGCAGGTAATAACCAACATCAAGGCTTCCTATGGCAACAACTTGACTTTAGAGAGTGTAGCTGATTCGAAGCCTGTCCGCATCAACAGCCGCAATTATGTTCAAACCAGCGGCAGTTCGATCGGCTTCCAATCCAGCCCGACGCAGACCGTCACCTCGACAGGCACTATTGAGGGTGCCGAGATCACCGCACGACTCAATAGCGGAGTTGCCGTTGCCAACATAATCGGTCTGCACGTGAGTCCCTATCCGAGGGGCACGGCGGCGGGAACTGTCTCCGGTGACGTACGTGGCGTTCAGATAGAAATGGTCACGGACGATGCCGGGACCCGAACCTTCAGTGGGAATGTCAGCGCGCTCCGTATTCGCTCGGCATTCTCCGCCACTACCATCACCGGCAAATTCGTCCCAATCCGAATTGAGGTCCCGGAGACTCAAACCAACAGCAAAACTTATGATGCTGCGTTTGAGTTTACGGGGTCTATTCCATTGGTTTGGAACGATAACCCGGGAACTGAGCCCAGCACAGCAGACGGTTATATCAAAGTGTATGTTGATGGCAACGCTCGATACATTCAACTCTATTCGAGCGCTCCGACTGATTAGGAGTGAGCCGTGAAGACTGTAGCATTGGCAATTCTGCTCGTCCTGGGTGGGTGTCTCTCGATCCCCGCCCAGGACAAACCTTCGGATAGTCCGAAGCCTATAATCACCAAGAAGGCCCTCCAGGACCGGCTAGCCGGGCTTGAGAAGGGCCGCGATCAAACCCTGGCCGATCTGCACGCCTATGATGGCGCAATCCAGGAATGTAAGTATTGGATTGGCAAGTTTGAGGTGGCGAATAAGGAATCGGGCAAGGACGAATCCGCGAAGCCGAAGGCCGCGCCGGAGAAGAAATCGGATGCACCCAAGAAGGAGGATAAGCCACGTGGCAAATGAATTTCCGAAGTACTTGTTCCATCCGGAGCAGGGCATGAGACTGGTGAATAACTGGGAGGAGCAGAATGCCCTAGAGGGTGAATGGTTCGAATCCCCGGCGAATCTTCCTGAGTCCACACCTGTCCTGGAATCGCCGTCGTTGTCAGAACCCGAGCCTCTGGGTTTAACAGAGGTCATGGAAGGCAAGTCGCCGAAGGAAGTTAAGGTTGGTAAGTCCTCGAAGAAGAGGTAGCCGATGAAGGCCAATGATCTGATCGCTAGTTCGCTTCGTCTGATCGGCGTCCTCGCCTCGGGGGAGACACCCTCGGCGGCGGAGGCGGCGGACGGCCTGATGATCCTGAACGACATGGTGGATCTCTGGCAGACGGAGCGGCTGATGATTTTCACTACCGGTCGTCAAGTCTTCCACCTGACGGCGGGCGTACAGGCCTACACGATGGGCTTGCCTGGCGGTACCTTTGCTGTTCCCCGTCCCACCCGCATCGAGGCCGCCGGGATTATCAACCTGGCGAACCCGGCCCAACCATTGGAACTGCCTATGGAGATGCTTACCCTCGACCAGTGGGCGGCCATCCCCGTCAAGAACATTGCTTCGGCCCTGCCGCTCAAGGTGTACGACGACGGCGGGTTCCCGCTCCGCGTGCTGAGCTACTGGTGCATACCTAACCTCGCGGTGGATACGGCCCTCTACACCTGGTCGGCGCTATCACAATTCGCAGATCTGGTGACGGACTACCCCTTCCCGCCCGGGTACGCTAAGGCTCTGCGCTACAATCTAGCGGTGGATCTGGCCCCCGAGTATGGCCGTTCCGTCACGCCGGAAGTGGCGATACAGGCGGTTGCCAGCCAAGCCATAATCAAATCGCTCAACACGCCCGTTGCAGATCTGCGCTGCGACCCGGCCCTGGTGAGCCCGAATAAGAGGATATTCAACTGGCTTACCGGCGAGGGGGTGCGGCGTGGCTAAATTTGGATTCGTCGGGCCAACCTACGCCAGCAAGTCGCTCAACGCTGATGCTCAGCGCTGCATAAATTGGTACGTCGAAGCGATTGAGAGCGGTGCAGGAAAAGGGCCAGCAGCTTTGTATCCGACACCAGGGATCAAGAGATTCGCTTTTGCGACTAGAGTGTCTGACGGGCCTCGGAGTCCAGCAGCCGCAGTAGACGATGCAAGTTCCGGCACCAAACCGTGGCATGATCCCAACAATGCCGAGGTTTCAGATGATGCCTATGCCTGGGCATTAGTCTGGGCGAACATTGGGGCTCCGCCTGCCCCGGAGGTGAGTCATTATCTAGACTTAAGCGACTTCGGATTTGCAACCGTGATTCTCCCAGATGCGACGATTTTCGGTATACGGGCGACGGTGGAAGGGCACTTCGTCGGTGGACTCCTTGGGCAGGGTATACTTCGTCTCTACCTTATTAAGGATGGTGTCGTCCAGACAGGAACATTGAAACTTGATGCCTTCAGCAGTTACGGCCCATCTGGTGGTCCAGATGTAGCAGTCTCCTACGGAGGCCCGACTGACCTTTGGAATGCCAACTGGCCTACGGCAGATCTTATTTCGTCAGGTTTCGGATTTGCCATCCAATGTGTAGGTGCAGGCCCAGTCGCCGCGTCAGCCACATTCTATGTCGATTCGGTCATCATAGAGGTGTATTACGGGACTCCCTTGGGTGGAACTTCCAGCCGTGGTTTGCACACTATCAATGATCGTGTCTTCGCTGTCGTCGGGCCGAATTTCTACGAGTTGGCCTTGGATGGCGTAGTCACCTTGCGCGGCGTGGTGGCGGACGACGGGCAGCCGGTCTCCATCGCGGGTGGACCCACACAACTCTTGATTGTCTCTGGCGGTGTTGCCTACTCCTATGACCTGACGACGGATGTGCTGGCTCCAGTGGTAGGAATGCTGGGCACGCCGAGCCTGGCGGGGTATTCGGATGGCTATTTCATCGTCATGCTCGACAATTCGCAGCGGTTTCAGATCTCAGCCCTGCTGGATGCAACCAGTTGGGATCCATCGGACATCGCCCAGGTCTCCGTCTTTCCCGATAACCTCGTCTCGATGCTCGTAGACCATCGCGAATTATGGCTGTGGGGAAGAAAGGCCTCGCAGGTCTATTACGATTCCGGCAACCCAGACTTTCCTTGGGAAGTGATGCCTGGGGCATTCATCGAACAGGGCTGCGGGGCGAAGCGTTCCCCGGTGCGGCTGGACAACTCGGTCTTCTGGCTGGGTGAGGACGAGCGTGGAGCTGCCGTCGCTTGGCGAGCCTCGGGTTATACTCCCACCCGCGTCAGTAATCATGCCGTCGAGCAGGCCTGGCAGTCCTACTCGACCACCACTGATGTTGTGAGTTATGCCTATCAAGCCGATGGGCATTCGTTTTGGGTGTTAAGTTTCCCCACGGCGAAGGCTACCTGGGTCTACGATGCGTCCACGGGGATGTGGCAGGAACGCGGCACTTGGGACCCAAGTTTGCCGGGATACGTTGCTCATCGAAGCCAATGCCACGCCTACGCCTTCGGTAAGCATTTGGTCGGCGACCGGTTGGCCCCCAACATCTATGAGATGAGCACTGAGTTCCACGATGAGGATGGCGATCCCATCCGCCGGATGCGCCGCGCCCCGCACATCTCGCAGGAGCAGGAATGGATTTTCCATCACCAATTACAGGTAGACCTTGAGCCGGGACTGGCCTTGCAGGTGGGCCAGGGGAGCGATCCACAGATTATCCTGCGGTGGAGCGACGACGGGGCGAAGACTTGGAGTAATCAGCACTGGGCACCGGCCGGCAAGGTGGGTGAATACCGGAAGCGCATTATCTGGCGCAGACTTGGCCGGTCGCGGGATCGAGTATACGAGATAGTGGTGACGGACCCGATTCCCTGGCGGATCGTAGATGCCTATCTGAAGGTGAGCACATGACCAGCGCTGGGCCGCCAATTCGGACGCTATTTGCGGACGCGAAGACCAATTCAGGCATAGCTACGGCCTGGATCAAGTGGTTCCAGGCGCTGCCTACGTCCATCGCGGCGGCGGAGGTCCCGGCTGGGGCCATCAATGGGATCAACCAGGTGTATACCTTGGCGAAGGGTCCGAATCCCCCGGCGGCGCTCCTGTTGTTCATGTCCGGGCATCTTCAACGGCAGGGGGTTGGTGTGGAGTATACTCTCGCTGGGGCGACGATCACGATGGCGGTAGCGCCGGGGATAGGGGCATGGTTACTGGCATGGTACTTGTGCTGATGTTCCTTGTGACTCTGATGTCGGCAATACCGCTGAGCGGCCAGGAATCTTTGCGGCACAGCAATCGGGATTTTTGGTTGCTGAGCGCGACGGCGGCAGGGATGGTGATTGCGGACATTGAAGTCACCAAATATAAGCAACAAACCATGCCGGGTATCAGGGAAATGAATTCTCTTTTGGGGCCTTATCCCAGCCGAGCAAGGATGTATGCTATGGGGTTGGGGGCTGAGGTGGGCTTGAATTTACTTGCCTGGCGTCTAAAGAAGCAAGGGCATCGGCGATTGTGGAAGGCGGTGTTTGTCGCATCTATTGCCGTGAATGCCTGGTGTATTCAGCACAATCTTCGACTACGTGAGCATCGTGCGTGGCAGGGAGTGCCGCGATGATTCGGCAAGCTACTCCCGCAGACCTTCCGAGAGTGGTAGAGATGGGACGGCGGTTCTTGGCTGAGGGGCCATACCGTGATGAGGTAACGGACAATCCCGAGCAGGCAACTGGCTTCTTTGTGCAACTTCTTAAAAATCCCGGTGGAAGAATTCTCGTCTCGGAATACCAGGGCAAGTTGATCGGAGTGTTTGCATTCCTCGTTTTCCCCCACTTCTTCTCAGGGGAGATGACGGCGGGGGAACTTCTGTGGTACGTAGAGCCTGAAGCGCGAAAAGGTGGAGCAGGTCTCAAGTTGCTGGCGGCTGCCGAAGCGATGGCACGTGATCTTGGAGCTAAAAGGATGCAAATGGTTGCTCCGACGGCAGAGATCGAGCAATTGTACAAGCGGCGTGGGTATCATCAAGTAGAAGTGGGCTACCAGAGGAGACTGGCATGATTATCTCTAGCCTAGTAACAGGGATGATTATTGGTGGCGCGATTGCAGGTGGTAGTAGCATCGCTGCTGCAGCTATTGGGTCGAGGGCTGCTGGAAAAGCCGGAGAGACCCAAGCGAGGGCAGCGGAGACTGCGGCTGAACTTGAGGCGCGATCCGCTCGTGAGGCCCTAGCCTTCCAGAAGCAGCAATGGGAAACATATCAGCGGCAACAGGCTCCCTTCTTGAAGGCGGGCCAGGGAGCCGTCACCACCCTCGCCAGCCTGATGGGGCCGGGTGGAGAACTGACCCAGCCTTGGGGCAAGGAATTCGCTGCGCCTACCACCGCTCAGATGGAGGCCGAGCCGGGCTTCCAATTCCGCCTAGCGCAGGGCCAGCAGGCGATCGAGCGTTCAGCGGCGGCGCGGGGCGGATTGCTCACCGGCGGGACGGGCAAAGCGCTCACGCGCTACGGGCAGGAATATGCCTCGGGCGAGTATCAGAACGTTTACAACCGGGCGCTGACCGAGTATCAACAGGCCTACAACATCTTCCAGCAAGGCCAGGCCAATCAGTACAACCGCTACGCGGGCATGGCCGGGATGGGACAGACCACCGCCGCGCAACTCGGGCAGACTGGGGCACAGACGGCGGGAAGCGTCTCCAACATCCTGATGGGAAGCGCGGCGCAACAATCCCAGGCTCTGCAGAATGCGGCGGCGGCTCGGGCCAGCGGTTACGTCGGCGGGGCGAATGCTTGGGGCGGGGCGGTGAGCGGCATCGGGTCGAACATCAGCAATCTGTTGCTGTTGAGCTCGCTACTCGGCAAACAACCTCAACCCACTGGCGGCTACGTATAAGGAGTGACGTATGGGTATTCCACTTCCAGCTTTGGGCATTCGGCCTCCCGCGCCGCTTGAGAACCCGCTCGAGCAGTATGGGCGGATGCTGCAGTTGAGCAGCCTGACGCAGGAAGGCCAGATACGGCAGATGCAAATGGAGCGGGAGAGGATGGCACTGGCGAGCCAGAAGATCCTCCAGTCCGCCGCTGTGGAATCCGGGGGCGACGTGGGAAAGATGCTGCAGCTGGCGGCGCAGAAGGGGGCGGACCCCCAGACTCTGATCACGTTGCAGAGCAGCCTCACGGAGAGTCGGAAGAACCTCCAACTTCTAGACGAGGTAAAGTTCAAGAATGTACAGACCAGCATGGATCTCGTCGCCCGTGCCCTCAAATCTGTGAAAGACGCCGCGCCACAGATGCGGCCTCAGGTATACGCCCAACAGCTGGCGATGCTCCAGCAGAACGAAGTGGATATCTCTCGGCTCCCCGCGCAATACCCCGGCGATGAAGTCCTGCCGCTATTCGATTCGACGATTGGCATGAGCAAGTCTCTAATGGATGAGGAGATCGCCCGACGTGGGATGGCGGCGAGGGAATTGACGGCGCAGACCGGCGCTGACCGCCTCGCCCTCGAGACCCCGAGCATTATAGCAACAGGAAAGATCGCGACAGAGGAGGCCGCTCTGACTCCGGAGGAGCGACAGATGCAGAAAGCGACGGAGGCGAACCTAGCGGTGCTAGCTGGCAAGAACTATGGACCAGCGAAGGCGGCCCTCGGTGCTCTGACTCAATTTCGAGCCAGGACTGCTGGGGCGGAAGCGGAGGCTAGATCGCGGGGTGAGATGGCGGGATTTGGCGGTATGGGAGGAATCCCACAGGCGGCAGTGCCGGGAGTGGCAGGGGCACCAACATTTGCAACCAATGAGGAGATCCTTAGCAAGCTGTCCCCGGGCCTCGCCAATATAGTTAAGGCTCTAGTTGAGGGCCGGTTGGCATTCCCCGGCAGTTTCGCTCTCCGCAGCCCTTATTGGCAGAAATTGCTTCAATTGGCGGGCATGTATGATCCTAATTTTGACGCCACTCAATTCCAGATCCGCACCGCCGTCCGCACGGAATTCACGAAAGGCAAAGCAGCTGGGAATATCCGTTCACTTAATACGGCCATCGGCCATCTCAAAAACTTCAAGGACTCATCGGAGGCCTTGCAGAACCGCAGCGTGCAGTTTTGGAATAAAATTGCCAATTATACTTTGAGCGATTGGCGAGGCGATCCCCGGGTCCGCCGATTCCTAGTTGATGCTAACGCCGTGGCGGGGGAGGCGGCTACTGTTTTTAAGGGCACCGCAGGCACCGATCAGGAAATCACGACGTGGAAGGAACAACTCAACTCGTCTGACTCGCCGGAGAAGCTGCAGGCGACATACGAGGAGATCGTACGCCTGCTCGGTTCCCGCATGGATGCTCTGGACTATCAGTGGGTAACCGGGATGAAAAAAGCGCGCGATTTCAAGCTTCTTAGTCCCAAGTCTATCGAGATATTGAAAGGGTTGGGCGGGGCGGGCTCCGCGCTGCTAGAGAAGGAGGAGGTGGTGACTCCAGTCCCGGGCGTGGGTGCAGCCCCGCCTCCGGGTGCGCCTCCCCCAACTCCGGCGGCGACCTCCCCCACCTCCGCCCCTGGTGCGCCTGCGGGCGGGGCGGAGGGTAAAGTGGGGAAGGCCCCACCCCCGGGAGCAGTAAGCATTGGTACGTCGAGGAAAGATGGAAGGGATCACTACCTTGACGCTCAGGGCAAGGATCTAGGGGCAGTAGAATAATGCCAAATGGAAATGCAGGCACGCAAGAATTTACGAACATAAGACCAATCCCGACGCTATGGACGGGTGGTGCCGAGCGCCTTCGCCCATCTATTGCTGAGGCCCAGGCTAAGGTCGAGGATGAATTCACCAATATCAGACCAATCAGTTCTGAGAGGCCAGGATTCCTCATGCGACCACTGATCTCACCTGAAACTCTGGGCAAGATTGTGCCCAGTTTGGGGGCACGCACACAGGCTGAGGCTTTCCAAGCTAAGAACGTGAATGAGGAGATCACCCACTGGGAGAAGATGACGGAAGTGGCGCAGCGGGCGGGTAATCTTGAGGCCATGCGGAAGTATGACCAATTGGCGAAGAATCTACGGGGGCTGCGTGATACCGTAGCCGGGTTCACCTCCCCGGCGATGGTGGGACTGGTCGGGGGAGGCCTAGGCCTGCCCGCCATTGGAGCGCCCAAGGCAATACAAGCGCTCGCTGGGTTCGTCCCCTCAGCTTGGTTCCTGGGCAAGGGCGTGGAGGAGGTGACGGCTCCTCCGAAGCCGGGAGAGACCCCTGCCGATATCTTGGAACGTCGTCTGGGCGGAGCGTCGCTGGCGGCGATGGGAATAGCTGGCGTGAAGGGAACTTTGAAGCCAACAGCAAAGACATTAAAAGCAGGAGGAAGAATAGTAGGGAGAATAATCACAGATACTCCTGTTCAAGCTGCACAAAAAGGCTATCAATACACTATTAGAGCTCTACGTGGAACTAAACCCAACTTCCCTAAACAGATAGAACGGTTATCAGAACGCGGCCACATGAGGGAATTCGCTGCGCAACAGAAACCTACTACTGTCCGCGAGGCAGCTGATGGTCTACGGGATTATATGGATCAGTGGGAGAATGATACTATCGGTTTAGCTGTCAACCGTCACCCAGGTGCGACTCTCCTAGGTAACAATCTCGCTTCAGCTATTGGAAGACTCAAAAATCCTGTCCTTGATGCTTTGTTCCCAGAGAATTCAAAAGTAATTGACGAAGAGATGGTTAGATATGCTGGACAGCGAATTCCATTGCCTGATGGCCGAGAGTTGCTAGCCAAACTTAATGCTGCATCTAGAGCTTTACAGAAAATGACTCCAGAATCAAAGGCAGCGGCTGAACGTGCCTCGATGGGTAAGGCTGTACTTGATGAAGTCACTCGTTCTGTCCGTAGAGAACTGTATGGCACTTTGGATCGCTTGGGTGAACCAGGCATCCGAGAAGCACGACTTGATTATGCTGCAATGACTGATTTACATGAGGTGTTGAACAGGAACATTCCAAGAGCTGAGCGGATGGAAGCAGAGAAACCCAAATACCTTGGAGTATTCACTCGGGGTTTTACTTATCATCCTCTCTTGGTTCCAGCCATTGCGGGTGCTGTAGCAATGGAACCTCGTGTGTTGCCTGCCGTGATGGCCGTGCCTGCTGTTGAAGCTCTACGGACATATGGTGAACGGGCTGCGGTTCCAAACGCTTTGTTACGGAAGGCTATGGATAAGTTTGCTCAAGGACCAGAGAGGGCACCTCTTCCAAAACCTCCTGGACCTTTTCCTATGCTGCCTCCCGGGCCTTTGATTATGCCCCCTTCACCACTTGCCCCAGGTGCTGGTAGTGCTCCTACTGGAGGAATCATTCCACTAGGAGCTGGAGGTCCAGGCGGTTATCCAAGTACTCCACAACCTTCTGGAGCAGCTATTGAGCAACCAGCTCAAGTGATCGAACCTGGACGGACAGTTGTGAGAGAATCAACGACGGGACGCATGATGCGGCAATACCTAGGCGGGGAACCTGCGGCACCCCCCGTCACCTCCGAAGCCGTCGCGCCGAAAGGGGCTAACCGACCCACCAGGACGGATTTGTTACCATCGGGGTGGAGGATAGAAGTTGATAAGACAAGGACAAAGGAGGGTCATACTTACGAAGCAGAGGTTGATTGGCGGGGGAAGCGGCTGGTCTTCAATAGTCCGAAAGACATGGAGAATCCCAACGTAGTCAACCATGAAATAGCCCACGTGGTAATTGAAACACTTCCCGAGGGCAGTCGCAGTGTATTACTTGATGAATATGTGAAATTAAAGGGTGCTGAATGGAAGGCAAAGGGGTACAAGCCTGAGTGGATAACGAAAAACCATTTCCACCGCGAGGAAATTGCGATGGATTATGGGAACTACCTCATAGACCCAAAGTCAGTAAACCCGGAACTTGGGAAACTATTTGAAAGGTATCTTGGTAGGTCTAAGGTTGCCCCCGAAGCCGCCGCACCTGTTGGGGAGATTCCCACCGGGACCACACCTCTCTCCACCCTCACCCGCGCCAAGGCCACCGATTTGAAAGTAGGCGACACCTTCCTGGACGAGGTTGGGGAGCCGCGCCGTGTGGTAAGCAAGAAGGGCAATATAATAAGGACAGCAGATGGAGAGCCGAAGACCTATGTGGGGACAGTGCCGCTGAGTGAGTTGAATGCGCCGGGGAGCAAGATAGCGGGCGGAGGAAAGTTCAGACCGACTAAGATTCTCAAGAATTTAGAAAAGTACGGAAAACCTATTGATATTGAAAAAATCTCCTCAGATTCATTGGGTTTTATGAGAGAAGATGGCAAAGTAGTTGGCTATCTAGGGAGTAAGTTACCTGGAGAATTGACTCATGATGAACTTTATGAAGCCACAGAGGGTTCCTATGAGTCCTTTCAGCATTTTCTAAAAGATACAAGAACTATTCGAACAGTTGGTAGCTCCGCTTTTGAAGCATTCTCCAGACCTTATCCAGGTCAAATCAAAGCTATTGCAAAGGCTGCTAAGGAACATGGCGGGCGAGTATCCATCGATTTATGGAGATATGATCAATCGATCAAATTTCCTAAGCTTTTAGATAGCTTTAATTCTGGATCAGCCTCCATCGGGGAACTTCAGCGTGCTATTGACAAGATTTGGCCTGAGAAGACTTCACAAGAAGTTGCGCCTTTGTCCCAACTGGCAGGTGGAGGAAAGTTCAGACCAAAATACGAAGTTACTCTGGAGGAGGAACGCGTCATCCGTAAATTCGGGAAACCCCAGAACTTTGCAGAAATAGATGCCTCCGCGACTAGTTTTATAGACAAATCGGGTAAAGTGATAGGAACCGACCAGGAGCACCAGATGGTGGCGGCTGCTGGAATGGGAATTAGACCTAATATAGCAGATGGCCTGACAGTGAACGATTTCATGCACAGAACCGGCGCGGTACGCAGCGGAACCTTTGGAATTGACCCCGAGGACCCGCGCGCATGGTTCGAAATTATGTCCAAACCCACGCCGGAGCAAATCAAGACTATAGCGGGAATAATGGAGGCCACCAGGAGGAGAACAGCCGCTATAGATATGTGGACGGATTTCTGGGACGCGGCGAGAGGGCAGAGACTAAAGAGTCGCTTTCATTCAGAAGCTGCTACGATCGGTCAAATCCAGCGCGCTATTGACAAGATTTGGCCCGTGTGGGGACAGTACCGTTGAGCGGGTCTCTAGTTTGCCCATAGGAGAATTTGTTTAGTCAGGCTTATGTCATAATATGGCCTGTCAAAAGCCCATTTTCGAGGTGATCAAGTGATTAAACGTCTCGCTCTTATCTTCCTTCTTTTTGCATCCGTCTCTTGGGCGCAGGTTTCCGTAGCTCCCATACCGTATCCCCGCGTGCAGTTCCTTTCCTCCACGGGTGCACCTCTCGCTGGAGGTTGGGTCCACACCTACGTCGCCGGGGGCATGATACCGCAGGCTACCTACACCGACTATACCGGCCTGGTCGCCAACGCCAATCCCGTCCATCTAGATGCAGGTGGATTTGCAGATATTTGGCTCGGCCCCTTCACCTACAATATCGTGGTGGAGAACTCCGCCGGGGTCTTGCAGTGGTCGGTGGACGGGCTGAAATCGCCTACCGGCACGCTCACTGTGGCGGGCCTTACCGTCACCGGAAATCTCGCGGTTGGGGGTACGCTCAGCGTTACGGGAGCGGCAACTTTGGGATGTGTGGCAAGGCTGAACAATATCTGCTATGCCCATTGCTTTGCTGGTGCAAACGCGGGCGCAAAGATCGCGGCGGCAATCGCTGCCCTGCCTGCCACGGGCGGCACGATCGATGCACGCGGCCTTGAAGGCGCGCAGACAGTTAATCAAAACATCTTTGCCGGCGTGACAAAGCCCGTGAAGTTACTCCTGGGAGCCGCAACTATCAGTGATTCGGTTGGTCAGACCATTACCAGTCTCGTGAACATCGAGGGCCTGGGTGATGCGACGGTTTGGAACGTGACGGGAGCGACAAACGGATTCACTTTCGGGGCTGGCAGCGACAAATCTATAATCCGAAATCTGCGGTTGACCGGCGCGGTCAATTCCATTCACGGTGTCGCCGTAACAGATGCGGCAGGTGTCAGCAACGGACGCATCGAAAATGTTAATGTCCTCAACTTCAAAGCTGGAGCGGGATTTTATCTTGGACGCGGCGCTATCTCCTGGACTGTTTCTTATCCCTACAGTCAAGGCAATCGGTATGGTTATAAAGTGGAATCAATCGGGGCTCCTTTCAATTCGAATAATCATCATTTCATACATCCGATGGCGATTAATAATGCCAATGCCGCAGATCAGGGAACTCAATTTCAGCTCATAGATTGCAATGGCATACAGATGGATTCCCCGCTTTCGGAAGTTACAAATGCAGTCGCCACTGTAGAAGGGTTTGACATTCGTGGCTGCATGTCCGTCACCGTCAACGAGCCTTACATCGAGCACGCCAACACCGGCAAGGCAATTAGAATCGGCGCGAACGGAACAACCCCCAGTCAGGACATCCGTTTCAACGGCGGGACATGGCAGACAGGCCCAGGTGCCCCGGCGTTCAACGTCAGTCTGGAAGGCGACCGGAGAACACAAATTCTTTTGCCGAGTGTCGGGCTGGAAGATTCAATCTGGAATAGTAGCGTGACAGACCTTGCATTGACCCTCACTCTAAGCGCCTTAACTTACGACCCCGTTGTACTCAGCCGGGCCCCCTGGAAAATTCGCGTCATTGATAGCGGATCAATCAATCCCATGGTGAGCGACTATCAGGATGGCCGCAACGGAGGACTTTACGAAACTCGCTTGCAGACGAACTCGATTTTTCAGTCCGAGGATTTTACGCATGGGAGTTGGACACCGCAATCAGCAAATGTCACCACTGTGGCCAATAGTGTCGTGGCCCCGGATGGTACAACGACCGCTGACAGCATTGTCTTGGCGGCGGTTCCCATGGAGCACCTAACTGCTCTTAATGTTGTTACTCCTGGGGCCAACACTGGGGTTTGCGGCAGCGTTTGGGTACGTGCCGCTGCTGCACGACGTTCAGCAATAGAAATCATCGAAGCAGCGGTCGGTACGATTGCTCACGCCACAATTTCAGTTTCGACAGTGTGGAGGCGTTTCTCCGTATGTGGCACGACAAGTACCGCGAACTTTGTGCATTTTCGCATCTTCCCCGCTTATGTTGATAATGGTCCCGCTACAATCTACGCCTGGGGAGCGCAACTTGAGCTCGGCGGGCTGAGCGATTACATTCGAACTTCCAGCGGTCCCGTCACCAGGCCGAGGGGATTTAGTGCTTCCAAAGATGCTTATTTTGGGGGCGGTGTAGCAGCGAAACGGTTTAAGTCAATTAATGGCACCCCGCTCGCTGCAGGCGACTTCGCCGTACACGCGAACTGGGGCGATACACCGGCTGCCCACATTGGGGCGGTAGTTGGCACAGACCAAGCAACTACGTTCGAGGTGCACGCTGGAACGGCGAACTTCGGGGCCAATCCCACCGTGATCCTGACTTTCAAAGATTTAACGTGGACTGACAACCCGCCTTGCACCGTGAGCCGTGGAGATGCTACAGCACCGACGACTGGGTTTGCCACTGTCAAGACTACCGCGACTGCGGCGACCATGACATTTCAAGGGACACCTGCGGCGGGGACTTATGAGTTCACCATCATCTGCATGGGGAGATGACCATGAGATACTACTACTTGATTCTTGCTCTCGTACTCTTACCGGTGGTCGGGCACGCGCAAAACATTTGCCATAATGGAATAGGGAAGGATTGTATTCCATACCCCCCAGGTGAGGATTGCGTCCTGGGAAAAACCTTGCAGAAAGGGACGAGCGGCTGGGTGTGTGTTGATCCCCCAACCGGCGGGGGCGAGCCCGGACCACCTGGGCCCGAAGGTCCGCCGGGACCGAAAGGTGACACTGGAGATGTCGGCCCACAGGGGATACCTGGAAACGATGGGGCTCCCGGACCCAAGGGTGATACCGGCGATGCGGGTCCACAAGGTTTGCCAGGGAATGACGGTGCTCCAGGTGAAAAGGGCGATAAAGGAGACATCGGGGATACAGGTGTTCAAGGGCTACCGGGAAATGACGGAGCACCAGGAGTCAAAGGCGATACGGGTGATCAGGGACCTCCAGGCGCAGGATTGCCGTCTGGCGTGGTCGTTCTTATTGTCTCAGGAACTTGCAGCACAACCTTGGGCACGGGATGGACAGAGGAAGCCTCACTCAGCGGTAAATTCGTTCTGGGCACAGCGGCGGGGAATTCTGACATTGGAGGGGCGGGCGGGAGTAATGCAATTACTCCGGCAGGCGAGAATTCCGCGCCAGCATTCAGCGGCGATGCTCTGGCTGGACACTCACACGGAGTCGGAAGTTACGATAGCGCGTCACTCTCAGCAGGTACACCGGGGGGTATAGTTGGCACCATTGCGGCAACGGCAACCGCAGGGGTTAAGATCGGGACAGCCGGTGTAACCGCAGCAGCCCTGACGCATACCCACCCTGCCCCAAGTTTCAGCGGGTCGGCAATGGCCGCACACGATCATACTCTCAGCGGGTCGAGCGAATCTGTATCGGCGGGTACACCTTCGGGTACCAACGCCAAGCCGATATTCACGGGAACGCAGTTCGACAATCGACCGGCGTTCGTGAAGGTGATCTTCTGTAAGAAGGACTGAGCCCAATGAAACCACGTTTTGATTTCACGCTCTCGCTCGGCGATGTCTTAACGGCTCTCGCCATCTTGGTCGCCTTCGTCGCAGGGTACGTCAAACTGCAAGGCAATCAACAACAGGATCATCTAGTAATCGGCGGCATGAAGACTGCGCAGACGGAGACCACTCGGCAGATCACGCGAGTTGCAGTCGCTATGGAAATGATTACCCACGACCTGAAATCCTTCCCCATACACCGCCATGTACCAGGTGGGGCAATCATCTATCCGGCTGGCCCGGAGCGACCAGAGCCGCCGGTTTTTCTTGAACAGCGTGAACGAGATGGGACAGGCAGCAACGCGGAACCTGAGATCAAGAGTGGACCAACTCCGCCTGTGGAGTCGAAGAAAGCTACAGGCGGTGGAGGGCACAAATGACGCAAGTTCAAAGACTCGTCTGGACAGCCGTGGGACTCCTCGGATTGCTCCTAGGGAGTTTGGCGTTACGCTCCTACTGGAATGAGCGGGAGGGCCGAATTCAATTGGAGGCAGAGTTGAAAGCCACGCGGCAATTGCTCCAGGCTAAGGATCAGGAGAATTCCCGCCTCGACCAAGGGATGAAGGAGCGTGATCAGCAGACTGCCGAAATGGTGAACGAGATCGAGAGGCTGAAGGCGCGGCCCGCCACAATTCGAGAGATCGTCCGCGAAATACCGCAATACATTCCCTTCGAGAAGCCGCCAGAAGTCGCCCCCCCCAATCCCGCCACGCCCGAGGCCCCGCCGCAGATTCAACTGGACGAATCTCAGACCCAGGACTTGAGGAAGTTCTATCTGGACTGCCATCGGGCTACGCTGGAGTTGCAAGCCTGCCAAGAGAATGCGAAGGACTGGAAGGCGAAGGAAGTGACCTGGGAAGAGAAAGAGGCCATCCTGATTCAGCAGCGGGAGGCGGCAATTCGGGCCGTGAAGGGTGGAACGTTCTGGACGCGCTTCAAGCGGAACGGCGGATGGTATGCAGCGGGCGGACTTACGGTCGGCGGCATCGTCGCCATATTAAAACGCTAGGAGGAGAAAATGGAAGCAATCATTCAAGCTATTGTGGCCCTGATCGTGGCGCATCCACGCACATTTCTGGGGTTGTTGATAGGCTGGCCGGTATTCAGCGCAGCGGTGAGTTCGCTACCTTCACCAGTGGAAGCGAGCAGCAAGTTTTACAAATCGCTGTATATGTTCTTGCATCTACTGGCGGCCAATCCCTGGCGAGCCTATTTTGGCTACCTGTCGGGTAAGAACGACCCGGCAAAGCCCAATGTGTAGGAGAGTAGTCAAATGGCGAAATTTGAGATTGCCGTCGAGAAGACCTTAGAACTCGAAGGCTTCGGGAAACTTGTGAACCTCAAAGGAGACCCCGGCAAACTAACGAAGTGGGGAATCAGCCAGACTGCCTATCCAGAGGAAGATATCGCCCACCTCACGCAGGACCGCGCCCTTGAACTCTACCACCATGATTTCTGGCATCCGTTATACGACCAGGTCGCTGACCAGGAGTTGGCGGATGAATTATTCGATTTTGGTGTGAATACCAGCGCACGCGGTTGGCCGAAGGTAGCCGTCAAGATCCTCCAGGAGGCTATACGTTACCTGACGATCGGCCCAGTTGTGATTGATGGAGTTTTTGGTCCCAAGACGCTTGAAGTTACAAACTCCTTGCTATCAGAACTACTCTTAAGAGAGTTCCGTGCTCGACAAGCTTTCTATTATGCAAGTATAGTGATCCGACAGTCAGATGTGGCGGAGGAAGAGAAAAAACGATTTCTCCTCGGCTGGCTCCGGCGTGTGATGGCTTAGACCGGTCGCACCACACTCGGGCTTGCGCCAGCGGACTCCAACTCCTGGTAGGTAACGACTACGCAGAAGGTCCCGTTGGGTCGGTAGGACTGGCTTACCATCAAGCCCGTAGGTCGGTGGGCGGCCATCCATTCGTTGAATTCCTTCTCCACCTTCCGGGCGTCGGAATCCTCAAATACCTTCATTTGCCACATGGGATCACCTTCAACAGCGCGGCCAGTTGGCACTCGAGGTCGGCAATACGCCTGTCGAGCCACTGCACGAACAGTACCTCAGCAGTAGTCAGCTTAACGCCGAGAGATGAGTGGCCTCGTCGTATTGCTTTCGCTTCCACCGCGCTTGCCTCCAACTCCCACCACTCCCTCGCGTGCGGATCGGGCGAGAGTGCGCGGATAACTTCCATGCTTTCTTGGATGGCATCAGCCGCGAGGTCTGCTGAAACACCATCCTTAACAATCCTTAGTTCGGCAGCTAAATGGCTAAGAGCTTCGGCACACCGCTCGGCCATCTCCGCCTGGGCCTCTCTTCTGATGGGGTTCTTTTCACAACCAGCCTCGTGCGCTTGGCTCGCCTTCACATCAAACCTGATATCGCCAGTTCTCTCGATGGTATGCCCGCACCAGACGCAGATGATGATCCGGTTGGTCTCCGCCTGGGCCTCGCTGAGCTTCTGTTCGACGAATGCAGTCAAGGTATCCAGATCCTTGCATTTGTTGAGTTGATCTCGTAGGGTCATTTCCCCTCCTCCGGCAGCGCGGCGAGCTGGCGCTCAAGGTCGGCAATGCACTGACAGGTAGAGCACTCAACCTCTCCAGATTTACGGTCAAGCGTATGGGTTAGGGGGTCGTGGTAACCATAGACCCTCTCTTCCATTAACCGCGCCTCCAACTCCCACCGCTGCTTCGCGTGCGGA